TAGCAGCCTGAACAGCACAATGAAAGCGCTAGAGGTTCTGATGCCACTAGCACAGGCACTTCCTGTTGCTGACCATATTGACCCTGATGGACTTGTAAGACACATCACTGAGTCACTTGGCGTGCCGAAGACAACGCTGAAAACACAGCGTGAGGTAAACGAAATGCGTGAGCAAAGAGCCGCGCAAGAGCAAGAGATGATGGAACGCCAGCAGGAGCAAGAAGATGTTTATACTGCGGCACAAGCAGCGCAAGCCACTAGGATGATTCAGCAGTGAAAGAGATAGAACAGCTAAAAGATATGTATAGACAGACCTTTGACACGGACTCTGGTGTAAAGGTTTTGAAGGACTTGGAGGCTCGCAGTAACTGGCGTACTTCAAGCTATGTAGCTGGCGATGCCAATGCTACAGCTTTCGAGGAGGGTAAACGAGCTGTTATCCTCCATATCTACAACATGATGCAGGAGTAATAATGTCAGAAGAAAACATTGAACAGGTAGCCCAGCCTGAAGCACCAGTGATGGAAACACCATCTGAGGTAGCGTCTGGTGGGTCTGGTAACGAGTTTTTGGAGATGATACCAACCGACTTGAGAGAACACCCAAGTCTATCGCCAATTAAAGACGTAGAGAACCTAGCACGTTCCTATGTAAACGCACAAAGACTAATCGGTTCAGATAAGATACCGATGCCAGTTAATCCAACAGATGAAGACCTTGACCGTATTTATGGCAAACTAGGTATGCCAGAAACACCGCAAGGTTACGAGATTAAAGCTGACGGAAACATCGTAACAGAGGAAGCAGCAACTAACTTTGCTGATGTATCCCACAAGCTACGCTTAACGCCACAACAAGCTGAAGGCATTATGGACTACTACAGGAGTTCTGTAGAACAAGCCATGTCTGCCGAGTCTGGCGTTATCGAAGAGGCCAGAGAAAATACAGAAAACACATTAAGGCAAGAATGGGGCAGAGCTTACGAGCAAAAGGTAGAATCTGCTGCCAAGGTTGCGCAAGAATTTGCAAGCCCTGAAGTGTTTGATATTACTTTGGCTGATGGTTCTAAGTTAGGTGACAATGCTGATTTCATTAAAGCATTTGCAAAAATTGCTGATTTTAGGCAAACTGTAACCAGTGAAGATACTGTTGCAGAAATGTCACAGTCTAACGTGATGACACCAGCCAATGCTCGCGCAGAGATTGATGCTATCATGGGAGATAAGACACACGCATATTGGGACAAGAAAAACCCAGGTCATCAAAATGCTGTGTCTAACATGCAACACTTGATGGAGCAGCTTCATGGTTGAGGCTGACCGAATAGAATTAAGGCTTGAGTGCTTACGGCTCGCAGTAGAGTTTGGAAGCGCACGAGACTTCAAAGAACCTGATGCACTGGCAGATAGATACTACCAGTGGGTCGTGCAGGGTAGCGAGCCAGCTCGTCCTGAAGACAATCGGATAGACGATAGCCCTAAGAAGGCTCAAAAGTCTAGGAACGTCCGCAAGGGTAGCGTACCGCAAGAACAAACGACAATGCTAACTTAATAGAAGGGAGACATAAATATGTCTACTCAAGTAACTACAGCATTTGTCCAGCAGTATTCTGCAAACGTGCAGATGCTTTCACAGCAGATGGGTTCTCGTCTGCGTGATGCGGTTCGCGTTGAGAATATGGTTGGGAAAAATGCTTTCTTTGACCAGGTAGGTTCAGCTACTGCGCAGAAGCGTACTAGCCGCCATGCCGATACCCCTCAGATTGATACACCACACGCTCGTAGACGTGTATCACTTGTGGACTACGAATACGCTGACCTGATTGATGACCAGGACAAGGTTCGTATGCTAATTGACCCAACATCAGCTTATGCACAAGCATCTGCTGCTGCTATGGGTCGTGCAATGGACGATGAGCTGATTGCGGCTGCAACTGGCACAGCGTTTACAGGCGAAACAGGTTCAACATCTACAGCCCTTCCTGCTGGTCAGCAGATTGCTGCTGGTGGTGCTGACCTAACATTGGCAAAGTTGATTGAAGCTAAGAAGATTCTTGACTTGGCTGACGTTGACCCATCAATTCCTCGCTACATTGCTGTAGGTCCAAACCAAATCGAAGCACTGTTGAATAACACAACTGTTACTTCTTCAGACTTCAACACAGTTAAGGCTCTAGTACAGGGTGACATTGACACCTTCCTAGGCTTTAAGTTCATCGTAACCAACCGTCTAGCAAAGTCTGGTAACGACCGTACTTGTTTCGCTTGGGCAGAAGATGGTCTTGCATTGGGTGTCGGTAGAGACATCATGGCGCGCATTGATGAACGTAGCGACAAAGGCTACGCGACTCAGGTGTACTACTGCATGAGCATTGGTGCTACTCGCATGGAAGAAGAAAAAGTCGTGCAGATTGTCTGTGACGAGTCAGTGTAAGGAGTAGAAGATGACTACAAAAAACTCGACACTTGTAGCTAACTTTGAAGCTACTCCTCAAATTGCCAGCGAAGCTCGTGACCTTCACGGTGTTCTTCGTGTAGCTCAAGGCACAATCGCCTTGGCTGCTGGTGACTCAACAGACGATGACATTGTAATGCTTGCTCCAATCCCAGCAAATGCTGCTATCACTGCTTTACGCATTGGTAGTGACACTTTGGGCGGTTCATGCACATTCAATGTTGGAATCTACACAACTGCTGGTGTTGTTAAAGACGAAGATTTCTTTGGCACATTGGTTGCTGACCAAGCGGCGATTACAGACCTTCGCCACGAAGAGGCAGACATTAACACTGTCGGTCAGCAAGTGTACGAAATGGCTGGCGACTCAGACGCATCAGAAGGCTATTACTACATCGCAGCAACATTCTCTGCGACAGGTGGTACTGCTGGTGACATGTCGTTCATCATTGAGTACGTTGTAAACTAATCACCTTAGAGGGGGCGGTATGTATAAGCCGCCCTCTTACCCATCGGGGGAAAGAATGGGGCGTGGAGTTTAACAGCGACTTCAAGTATGACTTAAAGGTAGGACAGCTACAGGAGAAGTGGTTGGCTGAACTATTGGAATCTAAAAAGATTGAAGTAAAGCGTGATTTTAAGGCTTCACAGACTGGTAGAGTCTTTGTGGAGTTTTTTTGTAGAGGGAAGCCCTCTGGTATAGACACAACAGAAGCAGAGTATTGGGCGTTTATACTTGATGGCGAAACTGTGGTATTATTACCTACAGAGAAAATGAAAACCCTAGTGGAAGAGGCTAAGCAGTCTGGCAAGGTCGTATCTGGTGGGGATAGTAATATGAGCCAAGGTGCTTTGATAAAGTTAGAAAGGTTGTTGAAGTAATGCCCTCCGTTGTTGATATATGTAATGAAGCGATGGATTTGCTGGGTGCTGCAACCATCACGTCACTAACAGAAAACTCAAAAGAAGCCAGATTGTGCAACAGGCGCTTTGAAACCGTACGCGATACCGTACTGCGCGCACATAACTGGAATATAGCCATCACAAGAAAAGAGCTGCCAAAGGACACAGCTACTCCTGCTTTTGGTTTTACTAATCAATTTACCCTGCCCACAGACCCATACTGTTTGCGTGTTATCTCGCTGCACACATCGAATGTAGACAACGAAATATCACCGTATGACGTTCAGGCTATGTTCAAAGTAGAAGGACGCAAGATACTTACAGACGAGGGTACTTGCAGGATTATCTATGTTGGCAGGATAACAGACACAGAACAATACGATTCATTGCTATCTAGCACCATCGCACACAGGCTCGCATCAGAAACAGCCTACGCTATCACAGGCAGCACATCTGTTGCACAACAAACATTTGGCCTGTATCAGCAGCGCCTTACTGAAGCACGTTCTATGGACGCTATCGAAGGTAAGCCAGATAGGATTATCACAGAAGACTTTACGAACATAAGGCTGTAGCTATGGCGAGAGTATCCAGCATTGTTACCAACTTTAAGTCTGGTGAGCTGTCGCCTCGCTTAGAAGGGCGCATTGATTTACAGAAATATAATGAAGCGGCTCAAACACTACAGAACATGGTTGTGTATCCTTCTGGTGGTACAACTCGTAGGCCAGGCACTTATTTTGCTGGACGGAGTAAAGATGGCGGCAAAGTCAGACTTGTTAATTTTGAATACAGTGACGAACAGGCTTATGTACTAGAGTTTGGTGCTAACTATATTCGCTTCTTCAAAGATGGCGGCATCCTTACAGAAGCAACCACAGCCATTACAGCTATAACAAAAGCTAACCCTGCCGTGGTCACAGCCGCAAGCCACGGACTATCTAACGGCGATAGAGTATTTATTTCAGGCGTTGTTGGGATGACTGAAGTAAACAACCTAGAGTTTACGGTTGCAAACCAAACATCGACTACTTTTGAGCTTAGTGGTGTTGATAGCAGCAGTTATACGACATACACATCTGGCGGCACAGTAGGTAAAATTGTAGAAGTTACAACGACTTATAGCGTGACAGAGGTATTTGAGATTAACCACGCTCAGTCTGCTGACGTGCTTTATCTTGCGCATGAGAACCACGAGCCAGCCAAACTTACAAGAACTACGGCTACATCCTTTACATTGACCGACATAGATTTTATTGATGGTCCTTGGCTTGATGAGAACGATACAAGCACAACGCTGTACGCATCGGCTGCTACTGGTTCTGGTATAACTATAACAGCTTCAGCTAGTTTATTTACCAGCGATGATGTAGGGCGTTACATACGCTTTCGTGAGATATTAGAGATTGCGCATGACGAATGGGCGGCTTCCACAAGCTACTCTAACAATGCAACGGTGCGTTACGATGGGCATGTTTATAAGCAAGTAACTGGCTCTACTCAAACATCAGGTAACACACCGCCAGTACACTTGACTGGTACAGAAACATACGGTTCTATTGACTGGGAATATCTGCATGATGAGCATGGTCATGTAAAAATAACAGGCTACACAAGTGGCACAAGTGTTACAGCAGATGTGCATGAAGACCAGTACGGAAATTCAAGACTGCCAGACAGCTCTGTAGGTTCTGGTAATGCTAACACACGTTGGTCACTAGGTGCGTTTGGTGGAGACCAAGGCTTTCCAAAGGCAGTGGCTTTTTACGAGCAAAGACTTTACTTTGCTGGCACAACAGGCAGACCACAAACAATCTTTGGCTCTGTAAGTGCTGACTTTGAGAACCAAACACCTGGCACAAATGATGATGACGCTGTAAATATCACGATTGCTTCTGACCAAGTAAACGTTATCAGGCATCTGCTGCCAGCTAGATTCTTACAGATACTGACCACCAGTGCAGAATTTACGCTATCAGGCGGCACAGGCTCAACACCAGTAACGCCTACCAATGTGAACGTGCTGCGCGAAACTACGTTTGGCACGTCAGGGGTTCGGCCTTTGCGAGCTGGTAACTCTACAATACTTGTTCAAAAGGGTAAGGAAAAAGTAAAAGAGATTACGTTTGACTTAGATACAGACGGTTTGCTGGGGATAGACTTGAGCATCTTGGCAGACCACATACCTCGTGGTGGCCTTGATGATATGATATGGCAGCAAGAGCCAGAGCTAATCTTGTGGTTCGTACATTCTGATGGCAGGGTTGTTGGCCTTACATACGACAGGGCTAACGCTGCTATAGGATGGCACGACCATGTTATTGGTGGCAGTGGCGTTGTTGAGAGCATCACAGCTATCCCATCGGGTGCAGAAGACCAGATATATTTGTCTGTAAAGCGCACTATTGATGGCTCAACTGTTAGGCATATTGAATTTATAAAGCCGCTAGACTTTGGTACTGATGTAGAAGATGCGTATTTTGTAGATAGTGGCCTGACCTATGACGGTAGCGCTACCACAACAATCACTGGCCTAAACCATTTAGAAGGCGAAACCGTAGCTATTCTAGCTGATGGAGCTACCCACCCAGATAAAACCGTGTCTGGTGGCTCTATAACGCTCGACAGAAGCGCATCTGTTGTGCATGTGGGGTATGCCTACACTTCTATTGTAGAAACGCTCCGTCTGGAAGCTGGTGGCGATGACGGTGTTGCACAGGGCAAGATTAAAAGAATACATGGCGTAACTGTTCGGTTCTTAGACAGCGTGGGTGCAGAATTAGGACCTGACCTAAATAGCCTAGACAGATTGCCTTTCAGAGACTCTAGCATGGCTATGGATACAGCCGTTCCGTTGTTTACAGGCGACAAAGAAATATTCTTCCCATCAGGGTATGACAATGACGCTAGGGTTGTGGTGCGCCAAAACCAGCCACTACCTATGACGATTACAGCAATCATGCGGAGGTCAAACACTTTCGATGCTTGAGCTGGTTAAATTTGAAGCTGGTCATATACTAGAGGTTGAAACTGATTTTGACTTCCCGACTTCTGCGCGTAAGGCGATAAGCGAGCATAGCTTGTTAGATGGCTATTCGCTCAAGAATGGCGAGACCATTGTGGCCTGTGCTGGTGTGAGTATTATGTGGAAGGGTGTGGCTGAAGGTTGGCTAATTATGTCAAGACATGCCTATAAGTATCCTGTTTCTATTGCCAGATATACAGAAGGCTTGTTTGACGGTATAATGGAGAGGAACGAATTAAGGCGTATTCAAGCAAGTGTAAATTGTAATGATGTTAAGTCTGTAAAGTTTGCTGACTGGTTGGGTTTTGAGTACGAGGGAATAATGAAGAAGTTTGGCCCTGATGGGGCTGATTATTTTAGATATGCGAGGGTAGCATAATGGCGAATCCAGCAGTAATTGCAGCAGCAGGAGCTACAGCAGTAACAGGGTTGCTCGGCTTTAAGGGCAACCAGTCTGCGGCTCGTGCGGCACAACAGACTGCTGAGTATAATGCCAGGATTGCAGAGAATGAAGCTGAGATACTGCGCAGACGTAAGGTGGACGAGGAGCGTACCCTGCGTGTTAATGGTGAGCGTATTGCAGCTCAACAGCGAGTCGCTACTGCTGCCTCTGGCGTACAAATGTCTGGCAGTCCGTTACAAGCCCTATTCGATACATACCAAGGTATAGAGAATGATGCGCTGCGTATTCAGTATGCAGGAGACATTGAGCAGACAGCAAAAGCAGCCGAAGCTGGTTTGCGTAGAGCCGAAGGTAGCGCACAAGCATCAGCACTAAAGACACAAGCCTATACGACATTGCTCCAATCAGGGGCGCAGTCAGCAACAATGTTGAGTTAAGATATGCCAAAGATACCTTTATACGGAGAAAAGATTGGGGCTACCCCACTAGCGGCTGGCTCATTAGGGCCTCGTGCAAGTATTGGCACATTTACAGCGCCAGGAAGAGCTGCTGCTGGTTTTGCAAAGGCAGCAGGGGATGTTGCTTTTCGTTTTGGAATGGCAGAAAAAAAGGCTGAAACAGAGCGTGTCTTGGCAGAAAGCATATCTCAAGAAAGCAACAACTTTGATGACTTCAAAAGAAGCCAGCCAGCTCGTACTGTTCCTGGCTACAACATTGTAGCTAGAGAGTTTAAGGATGATGCCCTCGCTAGAATTGATGGGCTAGACCTTACGCAGTCACAGAAGCAAGCTGTTAAGATTGGCCTTGGCAAAACCCTTGATATTAAGATTAACAGCGAGCGTGGCAATGTATTTAACAAAAATCAGTTAGAAAGAAAAAATACATTTATAGATAGCATAAACGCTATGAAGTCAGACGCAGCAGACCCCAACAACAGAGAGTCTGTGCTGTCAGACATAAACTATCTTATTGATTTTGCTAGAACGAATGGGTTTGACACAGGCATTAGATTAGATGCAATTAGGTATGATTTAGACAAAAAAGACCATTTGGCTGACCGTGAAAATCCATCTCTTACGCTTGAGTATTTTGAGAATCAACTGTCTAGCGTAAATAAGGGCGAAGGGAAGTATTCTGGTTATTCTAGCTCACAGCAAAGAGAGACTGCTGGTCTAATACAAAGCCAGATAAAGTTTATGAAAACTGGTTTGAAAGCACAAGCTAACCAAGATGCTCAAACTGGACTTAATAACATTATGCTGACAGGCGACCGTGGTGCAGAGGGCGACATGGCTGTTGCCGCTTATAGGCGTATTGGGGAAGAGCAACTGGCTGATGAGTTGCTTATGAAGATGGATGTTGGTGAGTCTGTTTATTCATTGGTAGATTCACTTGCCTTTGCCTCCCCCCAAGAAGTGCAACAAGCAATAGACTTTCAGGAAGACTTGCAAGAAGACTTGATAAAGCAAGGCAAAAGCACTGAAGTAGTTTATAGGCGTGAGGCCACGAATAAAGCAATCATGGCGAGGCAAGAGCAAATAACAACAGACCCAGCTAGGTATGTCTCTTCTGTTTATGATAGACAGTTTGATACAGAGCCTACCAAAGCTCAGCAGCTAGAAGCACAAAGAAATATGGGCATTTCTGACGCTAACGTAAAGCTGCTTAGCGGTTCAGAAGTGAAGAGTATTATTAGTAGTGTTAATAACGCCCAGACTACAGATGATGTGCAAAGAGCATTAGCGCCTATAAGCGGTCAAGGTGAGCTAACAGGGTTTATGATGAGGCAGTTAAGCAAGAATGGCTTACCTATGGCATCAATGTATGCTGCTAATCAGCCAGACTCTCCGTCATCTCAGCTTTTGCTCGAGGCAAACGCACCTGGCGCACTTACAATCAACATATCGCCTACAAATAAAAGCTACATGGACGCTGCTGTTATGAACAATAAGACAGTGCAAGACCATTTGAACTCTATGCTGGGTGGCTCGTATGCTGACTTTAATAACAACCAAATTCTTGGTTCAGTTTCAAACACAGTAGCTTTAGGGCAGTCACGAAGACAACATGTTGATATGGTAAGTAATCTTGCGTTTTATCTTATACAAAAAGATGCTAAAGCTATTGGTGCTGATGGGCTTTCTGTCGCAGAATTTGACGATTATGTTGAGCAAGCATCTACTGTTTTAAGCGAAAGATTTAGTTATATAGGTGGTTTCTCTAACAATGCAGTAACACTAAGAATACCAGCAGCATTAAGTGGGCAAGAGTCTAGGATAAAAGCAGCCTTAGACAGACGTGTAGAAAGCATTACACCTTCTACTATTTTCTTTGATGACAACACATACGAGCCTGGCTCTAAAGAATTTTTGATGTCTCGTGAAAAATATGTTGACCGTATCAAGGGTGAATATGGCTGGATTATAGATAATGATGGGATGACTGCTATTATGGTTGACGGCTTTGGTGGAATTGTTTTCGATGAGGAAGACAAGCCACTTACCATGAATTTGATGGATGCCCTGAATACTGGCGAAAAAATGGAGTCAGAGCCTTTAAGACCAGAAGACGACCCAGAGGCGTTTGGTTATTTCCAGATGGGTAAAGATGGTTGATATTTATTTCCCAGAGGCAAACAAATCGTCAAACCATGTAGGGAGCTTTTTTGATAGGTCTCCTGCCACCACGTCATCGGTACTTTATGAGAGTTTTGCATCACAGGCTAGGTTTGGTTATGACGCTATAAGCGCAATAGGAACAAACCTTTTCCCAAGTGGCGACTTTTTATCTGCGGAGGAGTGGAGGAATAGCAAATATTTTCGTGAAGGCGTAGAGATTGAAGACCGTGGTGTTTATGAAAGCGTTGCGGAATCACTTGCAAATTCATACGACAGGCGCTTTTTACGAGATATAACGTTGAATAATGCTAGGCGCGGTTTTGGGTTGGGTGCGGCTAGGTTTGGCGCATCTATAGTAGGAGCTGCTCTCGACCCTGTAAATATTGGTCTGGCTTTGGCAGCTCCCATTGCTTTGGGCTACAGCGCATCCGCTAGAGCTGCCGCGATAGCGGTGCAGTCTGGCGTGAGGGCAAGGGCTGGCGTAACTGCTGGCAGGGTTACTGTTGGTGCTGGCGAAGCGGCTGTTGGCGCACTGGCGTTTGAGCCAATAGCGTATATAGGCTCTCAGTTGCAACAAGACCCCGACTATGGCTTGTTCGACTCTTTTGTAAACTTAACTGCTGGTGCTATTTTGGGTGGTGCTGTTGGCGGTTTGGCAGGAAAGTTTAAGGATAGGCGTACTGCTTCACTAGAGGCAGCAAGTATTATCTCAAAGTCAAGACCAGAAACTGTGTTGGAATCTATGCGTGTAGCACAGGCGCAACTTGTCGAGGGTCTGCCTGTAAGAGTAGACGCTATACAAGATACAGACCCGAACATAAGCCCATCGCTGAAAGCAGAGGCTGAGATAAAGCGCAAAAGAGCTGATGTGAGAGTTGCCTCTAGGCCAAAACCTAAATCTAACGAGCTGCCTAACGCGCTTAAACGTGCGTATGTAATAGACAAAAAAACAGGTTCAACCAAAACGCCAAAAACACTAACTCAGTTTGTTAAAGACAATGGCAGGATAGCTACTGAGTCTATTTTGCAAGGTGAGCTTATACAGAGGCTTGATTTAGGAGCGTTTGGTGTAAGGGCATCTAGGGCAAAAGGCGGTGTAGATATTGATGACATGGCTTTACGCGCACAAGAAGCTGGTTATTTCCCAGAACTATTGGATGTTGAAAGGGTAGACCCAGAAAGGCTTGTGAAAGCACTAGAGCAAGACGCTGGGTATGGGGGAAAAGTTTTTAGCCAGTTTGATGATGATGTAGCTGAGTACGAATCTTCTGTGGCTCTTGCAGAGAGGGTTAATGAGCTTGGGATAGACCCAAGGGGCATGACTGATGAAGAGCTTTTTCAGGAGATGGACATAGCAGAAAGCGCGATTACGCAAGAAGAGGCTCTACAGCTAGAGGCAAGTAAAGGTCCTGGGATTACGAAAGAAGAGCTTGATGCTGAAATAGCTAGGGTTCAGGCGTTACTAGAAGAGCAAGGAGACCTAGAAGAGTTTGTTTCAGCAGCAGAAGAAATGGAGCAGCTATCTCGTGCTTACAATGCTAGGGTAGAGACAGAGGACGCTAGAATAGCTGGCGCAGACAGAGACATTGAAGAGCTGCAAAGGCAGTTAGATGTATTTAGAGATAACGAGCTTATCACAGAAGAAGAGTTGGCGGCAGTTTCTGCCTATGACGAACTGATTACTAGGTCTGACGAGATGGTGTCCATTGCTCGTTCTGGCGCATATTGTGTGATTGGAAATTAACATGGCTGACTACTGCGTTGAATTAGTGACAAAATTGGCTGGTGAACGTCAGCTCGAAGTGCCTGATGACGAACTAAAGTCACTTATTAAGAACTTTAGAAAAGAGATAGGTCGCAGGAAGATACGCAGCCCCGAAGACGTGCAGACTGCGTTTGACGTGGCGTTTGGCAAAACTACAGAAATGCGCTTGGCTGCTCGCCAACAAAAGCGCGAAGCCATGATTAGGCTTGTTAAATTTAAGAACGCAGAAGCCAAAATAAGAAAGTATGTGAAGGACTCTGGCGGCAAAGTAAACGAAGCTGACGCTTTGGAAGCTATCCTTGTTGGCGATTCTACCCTTATAACAGGCTCAAGAGATAGCGTTGCAGCTCGCAAGGGCAGTTTAGAAAGTCAGTTTATAGGCTCACTTAACAAACAGCTTGGTGAAGAGCTAGAGTCAATACTTAGAAGGGGGGACTTAGACGATGAAATCACTCTTTACCAGTATGATAGAAACGCTAACGTAAGCGAAAAAGCAAAACAAATACACAAAGTTTTGTACGACCACGCAAACGGCAGAAGAGAGCGTGAAAACAGGGCTGGTGCTTTTATTAGAGAAAGAGAAGACCACTTAGGTAAGCAATCACATGACAGGCAAAAAATTGCCAAAACGCCCAGAGAAGAATGGAAGTCTGACGTTAGAAGGCTTGTTGATGAAAAAGAGACTTTTGCTAAGTTTAACACTGAGGAAGACATAGACGCTTATTTAGACGAGCTGTACAAAAGATTTTCTTTGGGCAAGCACTACACTGTTGAGGATGGTGACGCAGTGCCAACAGGCGCACCCAAAAATATCAATCTTGCAAAGAAACTAAGCCAGTCAAGAACTATACACTTTAGAGATGGCGAGGCTGCGCTTGAGTATGCAAAGAAATACTCTGAGCCTAGTATTTGGAATAGATATGTTGACGGTATTAGGTATGACGCTCGGTCTATAGCGTTGTTAGAGGCATTTGGGCCTAATCCAAAGGCCATGAAGGAATCTTTGATAAGTCTAGTTGACAGAATGGCGTTTGAGAGGGGCGTAAGTATATCAGACGCAAAGAAAAAGTTTTTAGACAGCCAGTACGATATGGTCAATGGCTCGTTAGATATTCCTGCGAATGTTACTTTGGCTGAAATAAGCAACGCTGTTAGGGTAATTGAAAACGTATCAAAACTAGGTGGCGCTGTTATCTCTGCTTTTGGTGACGTTGTGTTTAAGGGTGCTACCCTTAACAGAAGAACAGATATGGGATTCTTTGGCTCATATCTTTCTGGAATTACAAACATGACAAAGGGACTGAGCCGAGCAGATTCAAAGCATATTGGCAATATGGCAGATGTGTATGCAGAAGTGACGCTTGGCTCTGTTCACACGAGAGCTGGGGCTATTGATGGGATGCCTGGCCTTATGTCAAAACTTAACGAGCAGTTTTTCCGTTGGAATCTTCTGCAAGGCTGGACTGTAAGCCATAAAAGAGGCTTGGCAGCAGCCGCACAGGTTGAATACGGAAGATACAAAAACACAGCGTTTGACAAATTGCCAGACAATACAAGAAGAAGCCTAGAGATGCACAACATCTCTGCTGATGAGTGGGCTACTATGCGAGGCATGGACACAAAAAGTCCAGAAAAGAAAATAGATTTTATTTATGGCAGTGGCGTTTACACAATACCTGATGAAATTGTAGACCAAGCTATTGTTAGGATGCAGGGTACTACAGACATTACAGAAAACATGCGCATGTCTTTCCGTGACGAGCTTGCTATCAAAATACAGACTCTCATACACGACATTACAGACGAAGGGGTTGTTACACCTGACGACAAGACTCGCGTAATTTTGACTGCTGGTGCGCAAAAAGGTACGTTGTTTGGTGAGTTTATGAGGATTGCTACTCAATTTAAGAGCTTTCCTGTTGCTGTTATACAAAAACAAATACTGCCACAGTATCGTAGTGCTGGTGGTGGGCTTAAAGGCATAGCTGCCCTAACGCCAATTATATTAGGGACTACGCTGCTTGGGTATGTTTCTGGTGCAGCAAAAGACATAGTAAAAGGTAAAGAGCCAAAAGACCCTAGAGGCATAAAAACGTGGACAGATGCTTTGTTGCGTGGTGGAGGCCTAGGCATATATGGTGATTTTATGTTTTCAGAATACAGCAAGTATGGGCGTTCTTTCCAACAGACCATATTAGGACCTGGCATTGGTACATTCTCAGAGTTTCTAGCACAGACTCATAAATCTGCTATGAAGCTGCCAGAAGGAGAAGTTGACGCGGCAGGGTGGTTCAAGTTTATAGAAAGCATCACACCAGGCGCAAACCTGTTTTATCTTGAGAGCGCGTTTAATTACTTTATATTCAATAGCTTAATAGAAGCTGCTGAGCCAGGCTACCTTAGAAGGCAAGAAAAAAGAATACGCAGAGAGTACGACCAAGAGTATTGGTTGCCGCCAGCATCAGCCTTCTAGCCTTATATATAAAAATGCAGTATAATCTCCGTAGGAGCATAGTATGACAGTAAGTAGTACCAACACGAGAAACAGCAACCCTGGGAATGGTGTCCTTACCCAGTTTGCTTACACGTTCAAAATACTTGACGATGACGACATTACGGTTATCCTCCGTACTGACGCGACTGGTTCTGAGTCTGTCCAAACAAAAACTACAGATTATACTGTTTCTGGTGTTGGCAATGCTGGTGGCGGTAACGTTACTTTTACTACAGCGCCAGCATCAGGCGTGACTGTTGTGCTTCTGAGAGAGACGGCTCGTACACAGGCTACAGATTACACGCCAAACGACCCATTTCCAGCCGAATCCCATGAAGAAGCGCTAGACAAGCTGACATTTATAGCGCAGGAGCTGGAAGAAGAGCTTGGTCGCGCCATTAAGGTTTCTAAGACAAACACTATTACCTCTACAGAGTTTACTGTGGGGGCGACAACTAGAGCCAACAAGGTATTCGCATTTGATAGCGATGGCGACCTGGCTGTTACGCAGGAGATTGGCACATACAAAGGTACTGACGCTACAATTACGACAGCTAACTATGTTGAGCGTGACCTTATCAAGTCTACTACAGCCGCAGAGCTAAACAATGTGTATATTTGTGTGGATGACTCTGTTGTGGGTGATTTGCTAACAGACACAGACCACTTTGAGCTGATTGTAGATGCGGTGTCTGCCGCTACGTCTGCTACCAATGCAGCTAGTAGTGCAACAGCAGCCGCAAACTCTGCGACAGCAGCCGCTACGTCAGCTACAGCCGCATCAACCTCGGCTACTAACGCTGCTACAAGCGCGACAAATGCATCAACAAGCGAAACTAATGCGGCTACCAGTGCCACAAACGCTGCAACGTCAGCAACAAATGCGGCAACAAGTGCAACAAACGCAGCTAATTCAGCGACAGCCGCAGCTACCAGTGCCGCTACAGCAGCAGCAGCCGCAATACCATTCGCAATCGCATTAGGATAAGAACATGGCTAATACTTTCAAATTAAAAACATTCGATGGCAGTAGCACAGCCGCTAGTACAGATATGGATGTGTACACAGGGCAAGCAAGCACTGCGACAACCATCATTGGCATGTCTATAGCCAATATAGCGACTTCTCAA